CCAGCTTTATGCTCTCTCCTCGTCGGTTCAAGGATGTAAATGGTGTGATGGTTGAGCCGGATCGAGGTTTTAAACTGACCTTTGAAATGTTGCGAAGAAAACCCGACTCGGCGCTTATTTGGTATGAAGATTTTCGGGACAGGAACATCCTGCCTGAAAATTACTGGACTGTGTTGGACGGCGAATGGGATGTTTGGCAGGACCCAGACAGCACAGAAAGTCGCCCATATTCCCAGCTTGAGGGATATGGCAAACTTGCATGGAAATACGACGGATTTTCCGACGTGCATATTCGGGCAAGGCTGGCCTTCCCTCAAAATAGCAGTGGACGGGCTGGGGTGTTCCTTGGGGATATTTTCTGCTGCTTAAACTATGACACGCAAAGAGTCGAGCTTTATCAAGGTAATTCCTTGCTTGGTAGCTATTCCACCAGTTTCTCAAAAACTGTAGATGCCGATCTTCGTGCTAATCCGAATATGTATACTATAGAGATGCGAAAACGCGGCAATAAAGTAAGAGTATATTCTGGTGCAGCTTCAACCCTGCGTTTCACAGTGAATGTAATCGGTGGTAGTGGTTATGCAGGGTACTGCTCGGACAACCGGACGGTATGCGAGCTGCTGCGGCTGGGCGATGCGTGGGTATATGAACCATACGAGCGTTTTGATGTGGAACTCCCGGATGGAACTATAACCAGCTTTGGCAGGCTTGCTCGCACTGGTGTCACGTGGGATGATGAATTTCAGGTGTTTTCAGTAAATAGCGATGTGGAGGAATCGATAACTCGCAGTGAGGACATTTCGATGGATTATGACTTCTTCCACTCACAACTTTTGGCTCTTTCTTGCGGTAATGACTATGAAGTAAAGATTATACCGAAAGACATCAATATTTGGATATCCCGTCTCTTCCTCGGAGATGCAGATGGTTTTTCTATTCTGTATTATCAGGATGTGGACAGCCTTGTTTACTGGGCAAACGAAGCGGCTTATCGATGGAAACTGCGAGGTATAGCCATCTGGTCTCTTGGGCAGGAGGATATGCGGTTGTGGGAGGCGCTTCCGAAGCAAATATAGATTAGAAGTTTTAATTTTCAGCGCTTTGCTTTAAGGCAGGGCGCTTTTTTATATGCAAAACTCAAGTTGAACGGAGGTTTAAGACAATGAAAACAGTATGGAACTGGGCGCAGGCGGTTTTTACTGCTATTGGCGGATTTCTTGGATGGTTTCTTGGAGGGCTGGATGGATTTTTATACGCACTCATCGCTTTTGTAGCCATTGACTATGTGACCGGAGTGATGTGTGCCGTTGTAGACAGAAAACTTTCGAGTGAAGTCGGGGCCAAGGGCATCTTTAAGAAAGTGCTTATTTTTGTACTTGTAGGAGTAGGACACATCATCGACAGCCAGGTGCTCGGCAATGGCGGGGCAATTCGGACAGCAGTGATTTTCTTTTACCTAAGTAATGAAGGAGTTTCAATTCTTGAGAATGCAGCACATATAGGACTGCCCATTCCTGAAAAGCTGAAGAACGCATTGGAACAACTGCATAGTCGCTCAAATGAGGAGGATGAAAAGAAATGAAGCTTTTTACTAAATACATGACGCGAAACGATTGCTATACAGCAGGCCGCAAAATCACGCCTAAAGGAATCATGGTACATTCGACGGCTGTGCCGGGTGTAATGGCGACTGAGTGGTTTTCCCGTTGGAACAGATCTTACAAAGCCGGTGAAATAAACAGGCAGGTATGTGTTCACGCTTTTGTAGACGATAAAGAGGTTTGGCAGTACCTGCCTTGGGATCATCGCGGGTGGCATGCAGGAGGCTCCGGCAACGACACGCACATAGGGTTTGAAATTTGTGAACCCGCCGGGTTTTCGTATAAATCCGGGTCGGTGATGGTGGGTTATGATGCAGCAAAGCAGGAAGATTATTTCCGTAAAGTATGGCAGAACGCTGTTGAACTCTGTGTCATGCTCTGCAGGGAATACGGCCTTAATGAGAATGACATCATCTGCCACTCCGAAGGATACAAGCTCGGTATTGCCAGCAATCATGCTGATGTGATGCACTGGTTTCCGCGTCACGGCGAAAGCATGGACACATTCCGTGCGGCAGTTAAGGCTGGATTGGCAGAAAAACCAGAAACAGAAATGCCTGCAGGTGACGATAAGAAATACTATCGTGTTCAGGTGGGCACATTCTCATCCAAAGCAAATGCCGAATCGATGCTTAAAAAGCTTAAGGCGGCAGGTTTTGATGGTTTCATAAAATATAGTTGATATAAGTCTTTATAAGCCCACAGCTACGGTAACCATTCCGAGTTGTGGGTTTTATTTTTTTGTCTTTTTCATGGGGTTCGAATTACGCTGTTTTTTCGCATATCGGCAGGAGGTAATGCCATATGCAAGTGAAGCAAATCACAGAACTCTCAAATTCTCAATTTGCTGCCAAGCGGAAGCCCGTAACAGAAGAGAGGCTCCAGAACGAGTATGATTATTATCGCTCACTGATGCTGCTTCAAAAAATGCTGAATGTAGGACTGATTACACAAGAGGAGTTCGTGAAAATCGACCTCCGTAACCGTCAATCTTTCTCACCTTTTGGAGCCGAGTTAATGCCCTGAAACGCTTGATAATACAGGTGTTCAGAGGTAATATGTCACATACCTGGGAGGTGAAAAATTGAGAAAGGTTAGAAAAATTGAGCCAAGCACAAAATTAGTTAAGCCTAAGCTACGGGTTGCTGCTTATGCTCGCGTTTCAACCGATAACGATGAACAGTTAATCAGCTTGGAGGCCCAAAAAACTCACTATGAATCCATTATTAAGTCAAATCCAGATTGGGAGTTTGCCGGAATATACTTTGACGAAGGTATCACAGGTACAAAAAAAGAAAATCGCTCTGAACTTCTACGATTAATTGAAGATTGCGAGAACGGTAGAATTGACTTTATTGTAACCAAGTCTATAAGCCGATTTGCTCGCAATACGATAGACTGCCTGGAACTTATTCGTAAGCTGTCAGACCTTGGCGTGTTCCTATATTTTGAAAAGGAAAATATCAATACCCAATCAATGGACGGAGAACTGATGCTGACCATTTTAAGCAGTATAGCAGAGAACGAATCGATTTCTATATCACAAAATAATAAGTGGTCAATCCAGCGTCGTTTCCGAAATGGTACATTTAAGCTTTCATCGCCGCCATACGGATATGATTATAAAGATGGTGTACTGACAGTAAATGAAGAACAGGCTGCTGTCGTAAGGCGAATATTTTCTGAAGCCTTATCCGGCAAAGGAGCACAGAAAATTGCTGATGACTTGAATGCTGACGGTATAACACCTAAAAAGGCTGCCTTATGGAATGCATCTACTATCCTCGGCATGCTATCAAACGAAAAATATACCGGTGATGTCGTCTTACAAAAGACATACACGGATGACCATTTCAAACGTCATCGTAACAACGGAGAAAAAGACCAGATCATGATCCGTAGGAACCATGAAGCAATTATCAGCCATGAAGAATTTGATGCTGTAAATGAATTGCTAAGGCAGCGCGGCGACGAGAAAGGCATAGAAAAAGGAAACGGTAAGTACCAAAAGAGATATCCTTTTTCCGGCAAAATCATATGCTCAGAGTGCGGAAGTCACTTCAAACGCAGGATTCATTCCTATGGTGGAAGTCAATATATTGCTTGGTGCTGTTCAAAGCACATCCATGATATTGCAAAGTGCTCAATGCGTTTTATTCGCGAGGATGATATTCATAAGGCATTTATTACGATGATCAACAAGCTTATCTTCGGACACAAGTTTATCCTAAAGCCATTATTAAAGAGCTTGCGATCTTTGAATTATTCAGCAAACCTGACCGAAATACTGGAGCTTGAGCAAAAGTTGGAGGAAAACATGGAGCGAAGCCGGGTATTGACAAACCTACTAACCAAGGGGTACCTTTCCTCCTCCTTGTTCAGCGAACAAAGCAATAAACTGCGAGCAGAAGCAGCTATGTTAAAGGAGAAGAAAAAATTGCTTTCCCGCAGTTTGAATAGTGGTATGACCGCTGTATCTGAAGTTGAGCAGCTCCTTAAGTGGGTTTCTAAAGCAGATATGATTAATAGCTTTGATGAAGCCATATTCAGCCGGTATGTTGAGAGCATCATAGTCTATTCGCAGGAAGAAATCGGATTTAAGCTGAAGTGTGGGCTTACCTTAAAGGAAAGGCTGGTGAGATAAATGGCTCATACACCTTATGGCTATATCATCAAAAATGGAATAGCATTCATAGACGATAAGTTGGCGAACCAGGTAAAAGAACTGTTTCATGCCTATATATCAGGTTTCTCATTAGTGGATGCCGCCAAACGAGCGGGCATAAAGCGTTGCCATTCTTCAATCGCAAAAATGTTGACCTGCAAGCGATACCTTGGGGATGCCTTTTATCCACCGATAATTGACGAGGATACCTTCAAGCAAGCTGAAGCCGAGAAGATAAAAAGAGCCCGGATGCTTGGGCGAATACGAGAGAAGGCAGAACCCAAAAAGTCATTGGAGCGGATGCGTTTCTCTGCACCTTCCCCTGAAACACTTTATGAAGACCCTTTTACACAAGCTGAATATGCCTACAGTTTGATAGAAAGACCAGCTAATTAAAGTCAAGAGTTTATAATAAAAATTTTGAGAAATTTTTTTAGGCTCCTGACGTTAATGAAACGCATGACAACAAGACCACCTAGGTGAGGTAGACATAAAATAGCTGGTCTA